CTCGTCCGAGATGNATNCCTAAGCGGATATGGATACTCGCTTACTCTCCCCTATTTCCTAAGAAATACAGACATATGATATACAAGTACCTCAACTAACGTGCTATTATTTGAGATATGAGTATTTTTAAAGATATCGCCGGAGTGTTTACTGGTAAGAAGTATATTGGAATGATCTCCGGTAATTTACCATCGTCGACCAGGTGGGGATCGAGTGATTATTTAAAAGCTCTGGATATCAGTCTCTATACTGATAAAGCTTTAACTAAACGATCTCAAAAAGTAGGAGAGGTCCAGTGGCTCGTAAAGGATAAATTTGGAGAGCCTATTATCGGGCATAAAATTCTCGACGTTTTAAATCACCCTAACGATTATTATTCTGGATTTCAATTCTGGTCTCTTTTTCAAAAATACTATGACGCTCTGGGTAGTGCCTATATCGTAAAGGATATCGGTCAAGAGTTATTCGAGTCCAGTAAAATAAGAAATCTCCATCTCTTACGTCCAGATATGGTTAATGTCGTATATAGCGAGGATAACTCATCTGTTATCCGTTACGAGTATCGGACTAATAAAGGGACTGTCAATTACGAGCCCGAGAAAATTATAATGATCTTTGATCCAGATCCATCCTCTCCTCTAAAAGGACGATCTCTTTTAAAGTCAGGTATCCAGACAATCCAGACGGAGGTCCAGATTGGCGCGTATCATGCTCGAGTGCTTGAGAATGGTGGTAAGGTCGAGGGAGTATTTAAGTTTAAAACTCCTCGACTCGGTCAAGAGCAACTCCAGCAACTTAAAGACGACTACGCTAAGGAATACGCTGATGCCCGGAAAGCTGGTACTCCACTATTCCTCGGAGGTGATTCTGATTATATCCGTACTGGCTTAACTCCAGACGAGCTTTCTTATATCGATGCTAAAAAGATGACTCTCGAGGACATTATCATAATGACTGGAGTACCTAAGCCGCTGCTGGGATCGTTTGATGATATCCAGTTTAGTAATGCCGATGCTGCTATCCGTATATTTTTACGTGAGACTATTAAGCCGTTGCTTAATAATTTAGCGACAGCGTTAGACAGAACTCTCGTCGGTGATACTGAGACGCTTACGTTTATTGATCCGACTCCCGAGAATCTTGAGGATAAAATTAAAGAGACTGAGAGTGGGATTAAAAATTACTTTATGACTATAAACGAGGCTCGGACTCGTCACGGCATGGATGAGATCCCGGAGGGAGATGTAATTATGGTGCCATTTAATATGCTACCTCTCGGGGAGAAGTCTCGACTGTCGGTCCAGGAATCGGAAAAGGCTATTAAGTCCACTAAGAAAATCGTCCATCCCTTAAGAGATCCCGATACCCGGTTGAAATACGGAAAGGCTAAAGCTAAACGGGAGGACTCTCAAGTATTGGGTTTTAATAAGGTCGTCGATACATATCTAAGCGAGCAACGTACCCGACTCGTCGACCAGATTAAATCTCGTAAGAGTTTTAAAGTAAAAGGGTTACTCGATGATGTGTTTAGTATTGAGCTTGAGGCTAAGCTTGCTAAAGCCTCATTTATGCCGATGCTTACTGAGTTTCTAATTGAGTCCGGAGCTGACGCTATGGAATTAGCTGGATCAGCTTTTGACTTTAATATCGGGTCTGATATTCGATCATGGATGGAGCGAGCGATGGATGAGACTTCTAATGTAATAAACGTCACTACTCATAAAAAGCTACTGACAGAATTTGAGGACAGCTTTGCAGCTGGGGAAACTCGAGACCAGCTTATCGGCCGGATCGAGAGCACTTACGAGGGAATCGGCAAAGGCCGTGCATCGACTATTGCTAGGACTGAAGTCCATAGCGTAAATCAATACGCTAATATAGAGGGATACCGTCAGGCTAATCTCCAGATTAAAATCTGGGTATCGGTTATTGATCCCGAGACTCGGGGGATGGATCCAGACGATGAGGCGAATCATGTAATCCTCGATGGTGAGGAGGTGCCGCTTGATATGCCGTTTAGTAATGGACAGATGTACCCCGGCGACAAAAGAGCCAGTCCGTCTCAGTATATAAACTGTCGCTGTCAGTCTTAAACAGTGTGGTATTATTAAAGTATTAATTTATAAGCGTATGCCTAGAATAAAAAACGGACAAAAATCAATTATCTCGATGCCGATCGAAGTAAAGGATATAAATAAAGAAAAGTATACGCTTACGATGGTTGCATCATCTCAGGATATAGATCGACACGGGGATGTCATCTTACAGGATGGATGGGATTTAAAGGCTTACAAAAAAAATCCGGTTATCTTGAACTCGCACAATTATAACGATGCGACTGAGGTCATCGCTCGAGCGACTAAGACAGTGATCGAGGGTAAAGGGAAAAAAGCTAAGCTGGTACAGACTTGGGAGTTTGCTGTTGATGCTAATCCTAAAGCAAAAATCATCTTTGATCTTTACGCTGGAGGTTTTTTACACGCCTCATCTGTTGGATTTATTCCGACTGAATTTGATAAGAAAAAAGACGGATCGACTGATTACTATACTATTAAATCAGCTGAGCTCCTCGAAGTATCAGCGGTATCCGTACCAGCTAACTCAGCGGCAACTCTTGCCAAAAGTATCGGAATCGGATTAAAAGAATTTAGTACAGCTGTAGATATTGACGATGACGAGGATGAAATCGAAACTCCAGAGGATGAGGAAACTGAGGATGAAACTACCGAGGATGAGGAGGAAACCGAGGAGGAGGAAATCGAAACTACCGAGGATGAGGAGGAAACCGAGGAGGAGGAAATCGAAACTCCAGAGGATGAGGAAACTGAGGAGGAGATACCACCAGTAAAAACTCTAAAGAGAGTATCAGTTAAATCTCGATACGTTAAAGTTATCCACAAATTAAACGATCGGCAAGAACAAGAACTCAAGACGGCTCATGCTACAATCGAGAAAATGCTTAAGGGTGAAAGTACTGAGGTCAAGCGAGATTTTAACTCAATCATCCGACGACTCTTAAAAGCAAAATAGTCTCCCAGTCGATCTCTCTTAGGAGATACGGACTTAAAACGATTATCAAAAGGTTTAATCGTAATTTTAATTATGACTAAGTTTCTAAAATTTATTAAGTCTCTGACTGAGCGTGGATACGCTACTGAGGCTGAAAAATCAAAAGTTGTCGAAATGCTTAAGGCTCTCGATGGCGAAGATCAGACTGAGGTCGCTGAGGCGGCTGGAGAAGTTGCTGATCTACCGGAAACGGCTGAGGACGCTGAGGCGGCTGAGGACGAAGATGGTGACGAAGATGAACAAGTGGAAAAGGGTATTAAGGCTCTATTCGCTCGAGAGGGTAAGCGTCTCGAAAAATCTCTTAAGGGAGATTTAAAGACTTACATGGATGAACAAAAAGCTCTCATCGCTCAAAAGGCTGGAGTTTATCATCCAGATGCACAGGCTAAGCGTAAGGAGCTAAATGCTATCCTACGTAAGACCGTGACTGGCATCGTAGCCGGTAATGACACTCTGTTAAAGGAAATGTCTACCGATGCGACTGGATCTCCGTATGCTGGGTATACGGTAGACTCAGAGTTGTCAGCGGAAATCCGTCACTTGATGACGGAGTACGGTGTTGCTCGGCGTGAGATGGAAACTGTCCAGCTTACAAAAGGCTCATACAAGGCTAATGATCTTGTCACCGACGTTACTATCTACTGGGTAGATGAGGGAGCTGTTGTTAAGTCAACTCAAGCGGTCCTCGGTCAAGAAGTGCTGACTCTTAAGAAATTGGGAGCCATCGTGACTATGACAAGCGAACTCCTTGAGGACACTGAAATCGACTTGATTTCTTTCATGGCCTCAAGAGTAGCGGAGGGATTTGCTCAGGCTGAAGATGAAGCTTTCTTCATCGGAGCTGGAACAGCTGCTTTCGGTGGTTTCACTGGACTAACAGTGTCAACCGCTGTAAATGAGGTGACAATGACTGGCACTACTTTTGCGAGTATGACAGCTGAGAATCTTATCGACATGGTAGACGCGACTCCATCTGGAGCTCTTGCAAACGGCAAGTATTACCTCCATAGGACAATTATGTCTGTCGTGCGAAAACTACGAGAGGATGCGATAACTGCTGGAGATGGTGCTGGAGCGTTTATCTACCAAGCTCCATCTCAAGCTGGACCAGCTACAATCTGGGGATACCCGGCTGTAATGGTTGAGGCTATGCCGGCTATCGGCGCTACTGCTGTCGATAAGTCGTTTGTACTCTTTGGAGATCTCCGAAAGGCTTGCATCTTTGGATTCAAGGGAGCCATGAAAGTCAAGCGATTTGACGCTGGAGAGGTACGGAACGTCGCTGACAATGCCGATATCAACCTGTTGACAACTGATCGAGAAGCGATCAGATTTACTCAACGAGTTGGATATATTGCCGTCATCCCGACTGCCGTAACTCGATTGACGACTGCCGCGTCTTAATCTTAAGACTCTAAGGTAAATAAAAAGCTCCAGGTCTGGGACCCTGGGGCTTTTTATTATTTTACTGTGTCGATGTGATATCATATAGCTATGTTTGTACCTAATAAATTAGTCGATATCGCTCATCATTATCAACACTCTGAAGATTGTAAAATGAGCGGCTGTCCTGGTCATATCGCGACTTTTAAATATCAGAGTACTGTTGATATCTTTAGCGTGGATTTTGGAGATGGTAAGGAAATTGTTATGGATATGACTCAAGCTGAATTATTAGTAAACTGGTTTAACAAATTACAATCTTAATATGATTTTTCAAGAGAAAGCGGTCGCAAACGCCTGGGAGTATAAAATAGAGGATGTATTTGGAGTGATGGAGTTTTACTCAGATACTAAAATCCCCGTTACCATCCTCGATGATATGGTATTATTATTACTAAGACAGAACTTATCAGCCGAAACCGTAACGGGTGAGGTCAAAACTGATCAAGGGATAGTCCGGTACACCTTTACAAAAGAGTCTCTTTGGGGAGATGTCTCAAAGGAGGAGGAGTCTGAGTGGGATGAGCCTGGAGATTTAGATATATGCAAAAATACACCTATATCGACAAGAGGACCGGAGAGCGTGTTTACTCTGATACGCCACTGGATAAGCCGTACCTTAAAAAAGTTACGGAAATCCGTGGCGGTCATCCGGGACATATGGAAAAATCCCCAGGAATAAAAAACCGGACTAAGCTTTAATCAAGTACTGTCTCCCCTATTATTAAAAACATTATTAAAAATTATATTTATGGCAACATTTATTTTTACTCTCCAGGGAACGACTCCGACAGTTATTGGAGCAACTGATCGACTGCAATTCGCTGGAGCTGCTGGCTTTGATTCTAAGGTAACAGTCGCGGCTTACAATGATACGACTCATGTAAAGTCAGCGGCCGATGCTGATGACTCAAGCGGTAACACTCCGAGAAATAACAAGTATGTCTCCGGGACTACCGCTAACTGGGGAGACGGTGTGGAAAATCTTAACCTTATTTTGGATGCTGAGTGCGCGTTAAAACTTAACTTTAGTGATGATGCCAGTGTTGCCGTTAGTGATGCTATCTTTTACGCATACGATGGAGTCACTACG